AGCCCAGCAGCTACTAATTCTCGACGACCATTCATACGCGCGGATTGGACTTAAGGTTTGGTATGTTGTACGACATAAACGGCTCAGTCGAGAACCGTTTCTGCCGTATGGCAATAGACCAAAACCTCCAAAAACTTCTGGTACATAAACAGGCATAGATCTTCGTATTCTTCCTATTATGTGTGGGAAGAACCGATTAGGTAATTTTTCAATCATAGATCTTTCTTCCCTTCTAGAATTTTTATAAAGTTCATTATAAATCTCCTTGAAGGTTAGAATTTCATCGATATCTCGGTCATCTTTCTCAATCTTTGGCGATAATATCATTTTGAGGTCAGGGAATACCTCTAAACGATTTCGCTTAATACTGAGAAAATTTCCGCAGAAGCAAGTCATATCTATAGATCGATATGTCTTACTTTCATTCATAACAAAGCCGAGTTCCTTCATTCGACCTAGATAATCAGAGATTTTGGCCTCTGACCAGTTCCCGACCAAATCGTCACCGAAGACGACTGAGTCAGGGTCCTGTCTAGTTGCGAATAGATGTAGAAGACACAGTATTGGGAATGAGATCCTTAGACCCATTTGTGTTCCTCTACATACGGCATAGTCATGATATAAAATATCCTTTCCGTTCTCAACGGTATGGAAAGTTCTTATAGGTGATATACCTTTCACCTCAAGACTTTCTAAAGTGTCAGATGTCCAAGATTCTTCCAGATAGGCGTAAAAGCAATTGAGTACTTCAATTCCATGTATCGGGACGTTATTCCCTTTACATTCAATTGCGATTTCGTTTCTCTGGCCACATTTGATCAATTGAGCTTTTGTCGGCCCCCGTAAGGCGATAAAGTCAGTATGATCTAAGTGCCAAGGGGCACTGTAATATGGATTTTGGACTGTGAATATTGAAGGAATTGATACTGCTGGTGGTAATATCCAGTAGCATTCTTTTCCTTGGTCTGTCTCAACATAATAGGCTTCAGAACCTTGTATCAAGAAGGATTCTGGGACAGCACCCTCATTAAAGTCAGTTAAGTGAAGATATTCTCTGTTTAAGCCGACTATGCTAGGCCGGCCTTCTTCATTAACTTCGTAGAAAGACTGTGGTTTACCCCACCTCCTTTCTAGCTTTAATCGACCTTCGTCTTTGACTCTGATATATCTAGATCCATCAGAGGCAACGGTACGAAGCGCAAATTCACG